ACACGCCATAGGCCGCAAGACGCCTTCAGAGTGGCTTGCTATTGCCCGCGCGCACGTCGCTGGCCTCGATCACGGTGCATTCACCGCCGCGCAGGATTTGGCGCTGTGTGAGGGGCTGTGGGCGGGCTGGCATCCATGGGCAGTTGCGGAAAGGATCGGCGTGGAACCTCTGGACGCTGTGCGCCGCTTCAAGCTGATCATCGCGCCGCTGCAACTGCGCTATTCGTGGCGCGACGTGTTCCCGATCGACGCGCAAACCGCGCTGTTGGCAGCGCTGCGTGATGTGGCGTGATGGGCTGGCAATCAATCGAGACAGCGCCGAAGGACGTGGATATTCTGGTGTGGTTTGACCATGGCGCAGACCCATACTTTGAAACATCTGGGAAGTTGACCGACTACGCGTCATGGGCTGAGAGCGGAGACTTTATGGATGGAATGGGCATTTGCATTGCAAAATGGCATGAGGCTCATTGGGAAAGCGTTGATGAATATCTCGGCGGATATTGGCTTCCGGCATGGTGGTTTGCGCTTGAAAATAATGACTACAAACGGGTTGTAAACCCTACCCACTGGATGCCGATCCCTGCGCCTCCGGTGCGGTCATGACCGCCATCACCCCATCCCGGCATACCGCCGGATCGCCGATCCCGCTGGACGGCGCAACCAGGACCGAACCCGGTTTTGACGGTCGGCCCGCCCCCCTCGCGGCTCCTGCTCCCGACACAGTTGCAGGGGCCGCGAAATGACCACCCGCACGATATTTCGCGCCCTGATGGCCGAACGCCGGTCGCACCCGCGCGGCACCCCTGATCACGAATACCGCACCCGCGCCGCACGCAAGCTTGTGTGGGCTATGCGCGGCGTGCCGACAACGGAGTGGAGAGAATGAACGATATGAACCCGCGCGCCGTTCTTGGCGACAACATGCCGCCCGACCCGATTGACGAGGTGACGGCACTTTTCGAGGATATCCGTACTGAGGCGGAAAACTGGCTTGATGGCACGCTTGTGCAAAACGAAGCGCAGATGAAATCCGTCGATGTGCTGATCAAGGACATGAAGGCCGCGCGCAAGGCGATTGACGAGGCCCGCGATACCGTCACTAAGCCGCTGCACGACGCATGGAAAGGCGAGTGCGCGCGCTGGAAGCCGACGCAGGACGACTATGACCGGATCGTCAAGGGCCTCGTCGCTCTGGTGGACGACTTCAAACGCAAGCTGGCTGCGGAAAAGGCCGAGGCCGAGCGTATCGCAAAAGCCGCTGCATGGGAAGCTACCCGCAAAGCGCAGGAAGCCGCACGCCTTGCTGATGCTACGAACATCGAAGCAACCCGCGCCGCCGCCGCAGCTATGGCCGAGGCCGAGGAAGCGCAGCGCCTAGCCCAAGCCGCCAGCAAAGACACGGTTTTGGGCCTGCGTACCTATGTCACCCGTGAAATCACCGATGGCACCGCCTGCGCCCGCTGGCTGTGGGTGAATGATCGGGATGCGCTGATGAGCTTCATGGCAGAGCGTGTGAAGCGGTTGGATGCGCTGCCGGATGGCGTCACCGAAACCACCGAGCGGAGAGCCGTGTGATGGATTGGGCCGCAATCACCCCGGAACTGCAACGCAAGCTGGACCCAGCCAACGTCAAACCGGCGAAATCCTTCGGCCCGAAAGGCGACTACATCGAAGGCTGGCACGCGATGGCTGAGGCCAATCGGATCTTCGGGTTCGACGGATGGTCATATGAAATCACCCAATGCAATTGCGTCAATCAGGCAGCGCGCGAAATCGGGAAAGACAAGAAGCCTGGGTTTGGCGTTACCTATACGTCCAAGGTCCGGGTAACTGTCTTGGGTGTTGTGCGCGAAGATTTCGGCGCAGGTCATGGCTATGATGTTGATTGCGGGCTGGCCCATGAAAGCGCGATCAAAGAGGCCGTGACCGATGCCTTGAAGCGTGCACTGCGCAGCTTTGGGAACCCATTTGGCTTGGCTCTTTACGACAAGAGCCGCGAAAATGTCGGCGTTGATCTGCCGCCATTCGACGCCAAAGCCGCCGCAGATCGCGTCATTGCCAAGCTTGAACGCCAGACCACAGAGGCGGGGCTGAACGAGGCCTTCACCGAAGAACGCGACACGCGGGGCGACGTGAAAGACGCCAGCCCGGAACACTATCAGCGCATCTTGGATAGCGCCAAGGCGATGAAGATCAAACTCACACAACAGAAGGATTTGGCCGCATGATTTGCCCCTGTTGCGGTTCAACAACCGACAAAGCCAACCCGGTTGCATCGGTCTTGCGCGACGTGCCTCCCGTGTCAGGTGCGATACTGCATGTGCTGGCGCGAGACTTCGGCGGGTTCGTCAAAACGCCGACGATCATTGACCATGTGTGGGGCGCAGACCCTACCGGCGGGCCGCTGATGGCTAAGGTTTGCGTGGCACAAGCGATTGCCAGGATGCGCCCCGCGCTATCCAAACATGGCCTACAGGTCGTGGGCCGTCAGTACCTCGGCTATCGGTTGGGGGTAGCAGCATGACCACCAACACTCAAGCCCAGAAAGCCCGGCAGACCATCCGCGAACTGATGGCCAAGGGCCTGAGCGATGAAACGCTGCTGGTCGGCGCGGCGGCGGAATCCATCGGCGGCGATGAAGCGGCCAAGATGATCGCAACCATGGTCTGGCGCAAACATTTCAAAATCATGGAGGCGAATTGATGGCCCAACGGTGGACAGAGGATGAGGACCGCTTCTTGGTCGCATACTTCGACAGCATCGGGTCTTGGATTGGTCCGCATGATCTTGGGCGATCAGAAAAAGCGACAATCGCAAGGGCCAAGTTTCTGAAAGTGTCAGGGGCTTGGAATGCGATTATCGAAGCCGACAAAGCCCTTTGGTATGCCCGAAATCTGGCGGGATATTTCAAGAGGCGCGGATGATGGACAAGCCGCCGCCCATATTGCTGCAAATCTGCCGCGACGGGATAAAGCCCTACGACCGCCTGAGCGGCAATTATGTGGCCGATCTTGTCGCGGGTCAGGTGCTGACCTGCACCCCGCGCAAGGGGCGTACCAAGCCGCGCAATGACGCCTATTGGGCGGGCCTAGGGGCGGCTGTGAAGGCAACGCAGGCATGGCCCACGCCAACCCACCTGCACGACGATCTAAAGCGCCTCTGTGGCTATGTGGACCACTACCATAACCCACTGACCGGGCGGGATGAAATCCGCGTGCAAAGCACGGCGTTCAACAAGATGAGCGAGAGCGAGTTTGCCGCATATTTCCGGCTGGCTCAAATGAAATTCATCAGCGCCATGGGCTTTGATCCATGGGCGCGCGAACTGGAGCAAACCACATGACCGACATTCACAACGGTACAGCCGACGAACTCAGGGCGTTCATCGAACGGGCGGAACAACTGGCATCCGAAAAGCGCGACATTGCCGAGCAGGAAAAGGAACTGTTCGCCGAAGCCAAGGGGCGCGGCTATTGCGTCCGGACACTAAAGCGCATCATTGCTTTGCGCAAGATCACCGCCGACGCCTTGGCCGAACAAGAGGCCATTGAAGATCTGTATCGCTCGGCACTGGGCATGTGATGGACCTCGCAGGGCGCGGCCCACTGGGGCAGAAAGCACCTAAGCCAGAGCGCGGCACAGCGCGGGCTAAGGCCCACCTAGAGGCCGTCAAGCGCCTGCCCTGCGTGATCTGCGCACGACCGGGGCCTAGCGATGCCCACCACGTCTTTCATGGCCGCTACGGGGCGCGCAAGGCATCTGACTTCGAGGTGATTCCGCTCTGTCGCAATCACCACCAAGGGCCGGATGGCATCCACACAAACAAGACGCTGTGGGCGGATCGCTACGGGTTCGATCATGAGTTTCTGGCGGTTGTCGCTGACATGCTGAACGGGGATTATAATGGGGATAAATCATGCCTGTAGCCTTTGCCGCGCGCCTCAAGCGCCTTACGGCTTTCGCCTTCCTGGTCTTTGGTCTGAAATCCCAAAGCAAGCGTATCTCTGGGCCTGCGATGGGTGCAGAGACGCCGCTGAACTTCGGTGGAAATCTGCCGCCGATAAACATCAAGGCAAGGGCCTTGCGGCTGCACAACCGGAACGCCAACCAATCCTCAATCTATGAGCGCAAGCATGTGATCCTGGCCGAGGGGCTGCGCAAATGAAAGCGCCGGAAGCCGAGATACAGCGCAGCATCATCGCGTACCTGCGCACGATCCTGCCGCACGCCATCGTGCATCACAGCGCGTCTGAGGGCGTGCGTGGGGGCCGCGCTGGTTTGCTGGACGGTGCCAAGCGCAAGGGCATGGGGCAAGTGCCGGGCTGGCCGGATATCATCGTTCTGCCGTTCGCGCATGTGGGGCCAATCCTGTTCGAGGTCAAATCGCAGGCTGGCCGCGTGTCGCCGGAACAGCGCGACATGCACGACCGCCTAGAGGCGCTTGGCTACCGTGTCGCGGTGGTGCGCAGCATTGATCAGGTTCGGCAACGCCTCGCCGATTGGGGCGTTTGGACGCAGGAAAGGGGCGCAGTATGACCGCCAACACCTGTGGATTCGCCGGGGATAACAAGCGGCGTTTGACTGCTCTGCCGGAAAAGCACGGCGCACAACCGACGCTGAAACCGTGGCCGACAGATCGCAGCGGCTTCATCGAAAGCGCGTTGCTGGGCCGGATGCGCCCCGAGGATCAAGCCTACATGGGCCGCGCGATCCTGCAAATGTCCGACGAGATAGCCGAACTGCGCGAGATAGTCCGCGCCCTGCAAATGGTGATGCGCGTCAAATGAGCGGTGAAAAGATCATGCAGAAACAGCGGGAAATTTCTCCTAAATGCTTTCTGCGGCAAGAGAAAAGGCTTAGAATTGAACGAGCCGCGCAGGGTTTGGCGACCCCACACGGCTCTAACCGACATGCACTCGCGGAAGGAGATGCACATGGCTGATGCAGGCCACTATCCCGATTCTATCGGTGAAATCAAGCCGGAACAATTGTCCGTTGGCCTGACCGCGCAGCAAGCCAAGCTGCTCGCGTTCATTCAGGAATGTTTTGACACTTGCGGCATGGCCCCATCATTCGAGGAAATGAAAGAGGCACTTGGGCTTAACTCCAAGAGCGGGATTCACCGCCTCATTCTGGCCCTTGAACGGCGCGGGCATATCGCGCGTGGACGGGGGCAGGCGCGCGCGCTGAGCGTGACCACCAAGACAGACACAATCACGACCCGCCGGGCGCTGGAGGTGGTGCTGAGCCGCTGCCGCCTCAACACAGAGGCCGAGGCCATCTTGAAATACTTGCTGGCAGCGGAATGCAGTCGGGGTGTCGTGTGAGCAATAAGGTTTCAGTCCTTGTCTACAAGCGGGCGATAGGCTCCCCGATCAGGAAAGCTATTCTGGCCTATCTGGCCGACAAGGCCAGCGACGATGGCAGCGGGATATGGGCGTCAAAGCAGACGATAGCCGACGAAACAGAGTGCGGGCGGTCAACCGTCATCCGCATAATGAACGAGTTTGTCGCCGAAGGTTTGCTGTTTGAAACCGGGACGCGGCCATGCCGTGGCGGGTCAACTGTCGTCTACAGCATGGACCTTGAAAAGCTCAATTCCCTGCCGGATTCCAAGTCGGAAACGGCGCAAAGTAGTCCCGCAACGGGACTAGTGCCAGAGCGGGACCCGTCCCGCAGCGGGACCCCACCCGTCCCAGAGCGGGACCCCCACCCGTCCCGCTGCGGGACCCAAACCATCCTTGAACCATCCTTGAACCAAGAACCCCTTGTATTCCCCGAGGCTGCAAAGCCCCTCAAGCCAGACAAACACCGCCTGCCCGAGGATTGGGCATTGAGCGACGAAGGTTGGGCCTATGCCCGTTCTCAGAAAATTCCAGACGAGGTGATACGCGATGAAGCACTTGGGTTCCATGCTTACTGGTCAGACCGCACAGATGCAGGCGGAAGGAAATCGCATCGAGGCTGGGAACAGTGCTGGGCAACGCGGTGCCGTGTTATCTCCAGCCGATACGCAGCGCGTGGCAACATGGCTGGCGGGTCAGCGCCCGGTCGATATGGACAAGGCAGCAGTATCGCGAGCATTGTCGCACGGCGTAGGGCTGGCGGTGAAGTATGAACATCGCTTCCCCAGCGGACCAAACGGCGAGCATCTGCCGTCCTATCAAGTCGCTGTGTCGTGCGCCGTGTCACCAGCCGGAAACCATGAAGCCGCGCTTGCCGATCTGCGCAATTTCCTGACCCCGGCCCCGGTGCGGCTGATCGAGGAATGGCTTGCCGAATTGTCGGTGATCGTTGCGCGCCGCGCCGATGACCCGTTTGCGGATGAACTACGGGTTTCGGTGTATTCAGCGCGCCTCACCCGCTTCCCCGCCGATGTGGTCAAAACCGTGTTGCTGCGGGAAACCTACCGTTTTTGGCCGACATGGGAAGAACTGGAAAAACGCTGCAAGGCGCTGACTGGACCGCGTGTGCAGATGATCGCAGCCCTTGAGCGCGGGCCGGAACCGGAAGAACCCAAACGCCGCCCCGCTACGGCAGAGGAACGGGCGCGGGTTGATGCGCTGGTCGCGGAAATGTTCCCAAGCAAATCCGCCGATGATCGGGCCGCAGCGGTGGATATCGCTCTGCGCGGGAATTGCATGGCCGACGATACTAATGGGGAATCCGCATGAACCGTACAGTTCAGTTTGAAACTATGAATTGCCCCAACCGCAGAAACGTCTAAGATGATCAAGCGCGGCTAGGTTGGCCGACCGAAAAGCCTTATCCTCCCAGGCTGCCGCGCGCTTTTTCTAGGGAGATGAAAGTGAGGAATAAGTGAGTTTAGCCGAATACCGAAGCTTCATTGCATCTCGTGCGCCAGAGTATGCGTTGCGCGGGTTTGCCCCGAAGCCGATCAACCCACTCGCCAAAATTCACCAGGACGCGGTTTTGCGGTTTGCGCTGGAGTTGGGCAAATCGGCGGCATTCTTGGATACGGGACTTGGGAAATCATTCATTGAGCTGGAGTTTGCGCGCCAGTGTTCCGAAGAAACCGGCAAACCATCCTTGATCCTGACACCGCTTGCCGTCGCCGGGCAGATGGTGCGGGAAGGCCAGAAATTTGGCATCGACGCGCGCCAGATCCGCGAACAGCATGAAGTAGGATCTGGCGTGATGGTTGCCAACTATGAGCGTCTAGCCAAGCTTGACCCGCAATCATTTGGCGCTGTGGTGCTGGATGAAAGCAGCATCCTGAAAAGCTACGCAGGGCGCACGCGGGCGATGATCCAAGATGCGTTTATTGACACGCCGTATAAGCTGGCAGCAACCGCGACCCCGTCGCCAAATGACCATACAGAACTAGGCAACCATGCCGAGTTTCTGGGCGTCATGCGCCAGCAAGAAATGCTGTCCAAGTGGTTTATCAATGACACGTCTACTGCATCACAGGACTGGCGGCTGAAAGGACATGCTGTAGAAGACTTCTGGTCTTTTGTAGCGTCGTGGTCGCGTTGTGCAACACTACCTTCTGACTTGGGCGGCGATGATGCTGGATATATCCTGCCCGATGTAGATCGGCGCATTCATACTGTAGCCGCTGACCGCATGGAAAAAGTAGCGGATGGTATGCTATTTCGCATCCCGGAAATGTCGGCAACGTCATTCCATGAGGAAAAGCGGCTGACCCTGAAACAGCGCTGCGAAATGGCGGCTGATCTGGCAACCCATGACAAACCGGTCACGGTCTGGTGCGAAACCAATGATGAAAGCACAACGCTTGCCAAAATGATCCCCGGCGCAATCGAAGTGCGCGGAGATCTTGACCCAGACGAAAAAGAGCGCCGACTGCTTGGCTTTGCCGATGGAGAATACCGGGCTATCGTGACCAAGCCCAAGCTGGCAGGGTTCGGCGTCAACTGGCAGCATTGCGCGCACGCGGTCTTTGCCTCGATCAGCTTTTCCTACGAGCAGCACTATCAGGCTGTCCGCCGGTCACATCGGTTTGGGCAATCGGAAACGGTGCGCAACGATATCGTGATCAGCGACACAGAGGCGTCAATCTGGGACGTGATCAACGTCAAATCGAAAAAACACGACGAGATGAAACGG